TCTGTTGTAAAAACAAAAATTGTTAAATTAGATCCGTATCAAGAAATTGCTCTTGCAAATATTGATGCGTTAAAAGAAGAGCTTGATTTACAGGTTCGGTTTGGGGCAACCCATTCAAAAATTAACCCATTTAATTGCTTGAAAATCCTTAGAGCTATATAAACTACAGCATGATATGAAAATATGGGTGCGAATGTTTTAAAAATTATATAGATTGGACAACAAGCAGCCAAGTTTTAATATAGATTAATTCACAATACAAAATTAATTTATGTATCTATATTGATAAAGGTTCAACGACTATCCCGTGAGGGAGTACATATGCAAGCGATTGGTGTATGGAAATGGTGGGCATCCATATTTAAATGTGGATGAAGATATAGTCTACTCTCTATAGAAATATAGAGGTGATTTGGTCACAACAAGGAGTAGCGTCCTTAATTATTTTTCTACAATGTGTTTTTAAAAGAGGTGATATAAAATGTGTGGTATTTATTGTATTGAAAATATAGTTAATAATAAAAGATACATTGGCCAAAGTGTTGATATAGAGCAAAGATGGGACAGACACAAACGTAGTTTAAATGGAGGGTATCACCATAATAGTCACCTTCAGAGAGCGTGGGATTTCTATGGAGAAGATAATTTTAAATTTTATGTCTTAGATGAATGTGAGCATGATAAATTAAATGAATTAGAGTCATATTATATTACATTGTATGATTCTATGAATGAAGCTTTTGGGTACAACTTAGAATCAGGAGGATCTGCTAAAAAATATGTTTCAGATATAACAAGAAAAAGAATGAGCGAATCGGCAAAAGGTAAAAGATTATCTCAAGAAACAAGACTTAAAATTAGTAAATCTGTAACTGGGCATAAACCGGGAACATTTACTCAAGAGTCATTAAAAAGAATATCGGATTTTAACAAAGGTAAAATTATTCCAGAAAAAACTAGACATAAAATTAGCGAGACATTAAAAGGAATTAAGCGCTCTGAAGAAACATTAAAAAAAAGAAAAGAAAACAACCCAATGAATGTAGCAGTATATTGCATAGAGCTTGATATTGTGTTTAATACTATTTCAGATGCTGCAAAACATACCAATACACAGCGTAGTAATATACAAAAATGTCTAAAAGGCGAAAGAAAAACTGCTGGTAGACACCCTGAAACAGATGAAAGATTACATTGGGAAAAAGTAGAAAAATAAATGTTAAATATTTGGAGTAAATATGAGACGTATTAAGCGTGAATCTGGAAAAGATTCATTTGAGCTGATACCGGAAAAAGTAGGCAAATTACATGATGACCGTGCTTATACTTATGTAATGTTGGCACACTGGCTTCATGAAAAAAGAATGTCCAATATTAGAATTCGTAAGAAGCCAAATAATGAAAATCTGGTTGGTATGTTTACAATGACGAAGGCAAAACAGCCTAATAAAATGTTCGGATAGAAAGGATGGTGAAATACTGATGCCTAATGAAAAAACAACTCAAGAAAGAATTGAATATTTAGAAAAGCAAGAAAATTCACGTGCTGTTTACGCACAGCTCAAGGATATTTTGCAATTAATTAATCTTGAAACCACAAAGAGCGTTACTTCCACTACTTATAACAAGGAAAATTTGAGGCAGTATTTACAAGCTCCTTCTACTGAATCAAACCAGAAGAGTTTGCGCAAGTTATCAGATTTTCTATATAGTATTTCTCAAACATATAGAAGAATGATTAATTATAAAGCAGAACAGATAACATGCCAGTCTTGGATTGCGTATCCTCTCATTAATTTGGTTGAAGACGTTGATGTTGAATCTGCGAAGGAAGAGTATGAAAGAGTAACAAAGATTACGCATAATATGCATCTTGATTCTCAAATTTTAAAAGTAATGTTGCAAGCGTGGAAGCATGATGTATTTTACGGTTTTGTTTATGGTGATCCAGAGACAGACGGAACATTCTATATACATCCATTAAACCCGGATTATTGCAGAATTTATAGTGCTTCATATAATCAAGGATGTCTAGGTATTGCGTTTGACATGTCTTATTTTAGATCCTTTGCAGATGATTTAGAGTATTTTGATCCAATATTCCAAAAATTATATAATCAATATTTAACAGATAATATAAGGTGGAAAGAACTTCCGATTGAGCGCACTTTGTGTATCAAGATTAATATTGATAATTTAGATTACCCAATTGTTCCATTCAGTGGCATTCTTGAAGATATTATTAATCTTGAGGATTTACAAGCCGTGCAGAGTGTTACTGATGAATTAAGTGCTTATAAAATGATTTGGGCAAAGATTCCTACCATATCTGGTTCTAAAGAGGTTGACGATTTTGCAATTGACTTAAATTTGGCCAATGATTTTTATAGAAAATTAATGGAATTGATTCCAGATGGTGTTAATCTGGGATTGTCTCCAATGGATTTAAATACATTGGAATTTAAAGGAAATTCTGCTGCCGAGGATACCAATACTTTAAATAAGGCATACAGCCAGCTTATTGAGACTAACGGTTCTATTGTTCTTAACTCAAACAAGATTACAAATAGTGAAAGCTTTAAAAAGGCTATGCAGGTCGAATGCATAGATGCTATGAAGCCCATTGTCCAAATTAATGCTTGGGTTAATTTGTATTTGAAAATGAATTATAATGTTGAGAATTGGGTAGTGGAATATAGCGATGTATCTCCTTATTTTGTCGAAGAAAAAATTAAGACATTAAAGGAAGCTGGCCAATATGGCTTGCCAGTGAAGCTTACATATGCCTCTTTATTAAATATTAACCCTGTTAAGGAAAGAGGCATGTCGTTTGTTGAAAATATGCTCGGCCTTGGTTCTACGGATTGGATTCATCCTTTGGTTAGTTCTAATACACAAAGTAGTTTGGCTGAAGAATCTACAGGCGGTGCTCCTACGAAGGACGGAGATGAACTGTCTGACGAGGGCGTAGCAACTAGAGATAAGCAGTAAGGTGATTTTATATGAATAAAAAATTTATTGTTGTATATGATAAGTCTGCCGCCAATAAGCTTATTGCCGCAGGCTTTGTTTTAGTGTCTCAAATTGGAGACTCTTATACCTTTATGAATAATCAGAAGAATTTTAATTTTGCTGATATTAGTAAGGTACATTATACAAATATTTTAAGCCTATAATCTCCGCCAGGAGTTTATAAATTCTAATGAAAGGAGGAAGATGTATGGGTAAAATGTTAACTCTTGATAATCTATATGAGTTTTTTGTACAGCAAGGAAAGAACTTTGACTTTCATGATAACAAAAGTCCAATTGTTGTTTCAGTTCCTGGAGTATTTGCTGCCAGTGAAGAAGAAATGCCAGGAATGTTGAAGTTAAAATTAAAAGTTTGCCATACTTTGTTGAATAGAAATGGTAGTTTTATTTCTCAGGAGAATATGGAAAAGGCCATGCCTACTTTAAAATATAGACCAATTTTAGCGTATATCCATGAATTGGAAGATGGTACTAAAGACTTCTATGCTCATAATGTAGAAATTATTGAAAATGAAGATGGCGAAGAAGAAGTTATCTATCTTGAGAAGCAAGTTGGTTGTTTTACTGCAGACCAACCTTGGTTAGAGTATGATGAAGAAATGGATAAAACATATGTAAATGCATATGCGGTTATTCCAGAAGAATATACTGAAGCTGCCGATATTATTCGTAGAAAGAATGGAACAAAAGTTTCATGTGAACTTGTTATTGATGAATTGTCTTATAATGCCAAAGAGAAATATTTGGATCTTACCGATTTCTATTTTGGTGCAACAACATTGCTTGGATCTGATGAACATGGAAATGAGATTGGCGAGGGCATGCTTGGCTCTAGAGCCGATATTACTGATTTCTTCCATAAAGAACCTGTATTTACTTATCAGGATAAATTGATTGAAGTTTTAGATAAGTTAAATATTACCTTATCTAACTTTAATATAAATCAATCTGAAGAGGAAGGAGGAAATGAAGAGATGAACAAGTTTGAGGAGCTTCTATCTCAATATGGCAAGACTGCAGAAGATATTACATTTGAAGTCGAAGGTCTTACCGATGAAGAGTTGGAAGCAAAATTCAAGGAAGCTTTCGAGGAAACAGAAGAGGTTGAAACTGAAGAAGTTGAGACCGAAGAAGTTGAAGTCGTTGCCGAGGAAGAGGAAACTGTAATTGAAAATTCTTCTGATTCTGATGATGGTGACGAAGATCCTGTCGAAGATAAAAAGTTCGAGTTAAAGTATGAGTTAAGTCATGATGATATTAGAATGGCTTTATATGAATTGCTAAGTGCTCGTTCTGAGGATGGTTATTATTCTTGCTGGATTGTCTCTGTATATGACAATAAGTTTATCTATGAAGATTATAGCGAATATAAATTCTATAGACAGGGTTATTCAAAAGATGGCGACGAGATTGCTTTTTCTGGCGAACCAGTAGAAGTATTTAACGAGTGGCTATCTAAGGACGAAAAGGATGCTCTTGACACCTTAAAGGCCGATTATGTTGCTTTAAAGGAATTTAAGGAGAACTTTGAGTCTGATCAATTGAAGGCTCAGAAAGATGAGGTACTTGCTCGTGAGGAATATGCCGAGCTATCCGAAACTGATGAGTTTAAAGAACTAGTATCTAATATGGATAAATACTCCGTAGAGGAGCTAGAAGTAAAGTGTGATCTATTATTTGCCGCACGTGCCAAGGCCAATTTTGCTGTAAATAATAAATCAAGCAAACCTGTCGCTATGAAGTTTAGCGTACAAACCGTAGATAAGATTTCTGAAAAGCCTTACGGAAATCTTTTCGATTAATATTAAAAAAAATAAATTAAAAATTATAGGAGGATTATATTATGGCTCAGGATTTAATGAATAAGCACTGGGTTGCTGAGATCTCTCGTGTCTCCGCAGTCTATGGCGATGGTCACATTCTATCTGGTGAGATGGACAAGGATCGTGACAATGGTGAACTAGTTGCTGTTGTTGATTACAAGGAAGGCGAGTATTACACTGTCGCTCCTTTCTCTGGTGATTTCAGCGCTAAGGTAATTGAGATTGTTCCTAAGAGCAATCAGACTATGGTACGTTTCGAGCTACAGGCCGATTGTGACGCTTACTTTGTACACAATCCCGAAACTATGCCCAACGATTTCCTAAAGATCTATCAGGAAGTATTTAACTATTACAACAAGGGTGGCGAGCGTGCTCGTATGTATCCTATGAAGAAGCACGATGTCTTCACTGTTTCTGTTGATGCTTTTGGCGGCGTTGAGCCCACTGTTGGTCAGACTGTTGCTTGGGCTGATGCAACTGGTTACTCTGCTACCTAATTGAGATTTTGAAAGGAGGAAATTGAATTATGGCTAATTTTATGAGATTTAATAGCACCGTTCAGGCTGCTTTTGATAACAATTCCGAAAACTTTGCTAACTTCCAGAAGCTACTAGTTGATGCTGCTAACAAGGAAGTTAAAGAGTATTCTGCTAAGGACGCTAACGCTAAGATCGTTGAGAAGTTCCGTGCTGCTCTAGGTATCACTGCCGAGGATAAGCCCCAGCATGTTAAGCGTGCTATCCGCGCTAACCGTGAGTTAGTATTTACCATTATTGAAGAGACTATCGAGGAGGTTCTAATCTCCGGTTGGATGGAGAATCCTTTCTTCATGCAGTTCGTCGATAGCCGCAACCTCGCTCTAAATGATGAAAATGACTTCTATGTTGAGGACGATTCTATTCTAAGCGTTTCTAAGGTAAGCGGAAATCACCATAATCTCATCAGACAGCGTTTGGGAGCAGGTAGACACTTCTCCGTTGCTGGTGAGTGGTTTGGTATTAAAATTTATGCAGACTTCGAAAGAGTTCTACTAGGCGCTGAGGATTGGGCTGCTTTCGTAACCAAGGTTACTGATGCTATTAACCGTTATCTATATGATGCTCTATATGCTGCTCTAAGAGGTGCTAAGGATAATCTAGGTTCTAACTGGGTTAAGAATGGTGCTCTAGAGACTGCTAACA